TTTAAAATCCCTCGGCGTTCGCGCTGTGCGGGTTCAAGTCCCGCTCCGGGTACCATGGGAAAGATAAGAATAAAATCAAAGCAATAAGCAGTGTCGTGAAACCGCCTTCGGGTGGTTTTTTTGTGATTGTGTTTTGGCTTGTGGCGATAAAGTGGCGATGGTATGGCGACATGTAGGCGCGGGAGTAAAGTTGACTCAGTGGCAATCGTCTTTCCTGTTATTGCTGGTTTCTTATTGCTCTCTGTACTATTCACTGTTTGTAGGTGTGGGCTGTTTTCGATAGTACTGAAAAACAAAGCCCGCAGTTTTTACGCTGCGGGCTGTGCTTTTCATTTCAGGTAACAGATAGGGTGCCTTTTCAGCCTTAACCTTAACAACCGATTGACAGGGGATTGCTCTCCCGTCGCGGTTTCCTACTGCTTACACTGTAAGAACGCTGCAAACTCCGCTCCCCATAAGCTCATCCGTATTTCGCACAGTGAACCGTGCAGCATCCAGATGATGAGGATTGCCGTCACGCAGAACGTGATGGCTGTCAGCGATTTTTGCGACATGGCGCTTGCCTCCTTAGTGGAGAGGCGCTAACCTTTCACTTGTCAAGGTAATGCGGTTAGGGCCTCGGTTAAACAAAAGTGTTTTTCCGGGGCTTTTCCACATCCGACCTTCAGGTATCCCTTCCAGCCGTCAGCCGAAAGGCACCCGCGTGTAATCTACTGATTTCCCTTTGTGTGCGCAATGCTCTGTGTTGAAGCTGTTGAGGGGGCGGCAAAAAAAAGCCCGCATATTGCGGGCAAATACGTCTGTAATCCAATGGAGAAAAGGGGGCCATATCGACTGAACCCGGCAACCGGATAGCGGGGGCTTTCACCCCCGCTGCGGTTTCTTACTGTTTACACTGCAAGAACGCCGCAAATTGTGACCACATGATGTTAAGCCTGAACTCACAGGGTGAGTTGTGTATCATCCAGATAATCATCAAAATAGTTATGCATAAAATGCTCACTATGATCGTTTTTTGCGGCATAGCGCTTGACTCTTTTTACAGGGAGGCGCTAACCTTCCACTTGCTAGGTAGGATGGTCAGGGCCTCGGGTTAACGTTTAAGTTGACTCGGGGCCTTTCCACATCCGGCCTTCAGGTTCACCCTCCAGCCGTCAGCCGAAAGGCACCCGCGTGTAATGTACTGATTTCCTTTTGTGGTCGCAACTGTCAGAGCTCGAGGATTAGCTGAAGGCGACCTCTGTGTGTTGCCGGGAAATGCTCGTGCGGGATCTGTTCATCCCGTTCGCCGGAGGGGGTGGGTACGGATATCATTTTGTGTACGCTCTCCATTGTGGAGAATGTCGCACCACATTCGATGTTGTTGCACTGGTAGTATTTATACCGGATGGTGCCGGTATCATTGGCTGCCTTGCTGGTTCTGATACGGGCCGATGCGCCGCAGTGTGGACAATAAAACATGACGATACCCCCAGTCATTACGGGGTTGAACTCGTGGTTTATTTTATCCACTCTGTTCTGATTCTGCTATCCAGTCAGGTATTTTAGCCTCAAGCTCCAGTTGTGTGGTGAAACCGTTGCTGTCGATAGTGTGTTCCACCCTGGCAATGATCCAGTCCTGCTGGTCGATCGTGGTTTTGAATCCTGATACGGTGCCGTGCATTTCAGGGTAGAGATCTGCGCGTCCGTGAGCCAGTGTGATGGCAAATTCAGCCGCGCCTTTCTGTAATTGTTGCCACTTTGCAGCTGCTGCACGTTTTGCGCTTTCTTCATTCGGAAAGGTTCTTCGCAACACAAACACATTGCCTTCTGCGCCTTCCATGTAATCACCTTCACGGCTGTGGCTTTTTTCCTGTGACAGACTGCGTTTTTTTACACTGACCTGCTTTTTCTTCCCGAAATTCAGATCCAGCCAGTATGCCCGTACCCCTGTGTATGCCTGCCGGTCAGCGATACGGAAGCGATGTTGATCACCGTCGCTGCGGGTTAAGGTGAAAGAGGGGAGTGGCTTGCCACTGGCTGTCACGCCGCCACCAGGTATGATGAACAGCAGGTTGCCGTTTTTGACCGTTGCGATGGCGCCAAGCATATCGGCCATGCGGGTAAGGAATGACATGTCACTCTCTTCTGTCTGGTCTGCATGGTCGATTTCGATATGCATCAGCATTTCGCTGATTTGTGCTTTCAGACCGTATCGGTGTGCAATGGCGGAAACCACACGCTCAAGCGTTACGTCATGCCAGGATACTTCCCGTTTGACATTGAATTCTTCCCGGAAGTCAGCACTACTGGCTCCGATGATAAGCTTGTCCGGTGGCCCGTCATGCGAAACTTCATCCACAATATATGTCCCTTTATCTGTTAGGCTTTCGCCTTTCCAGCCAATGGCGATGGAAAGTACGGCTCCCCGTTCCGGCAGGATTAATTGTCCGTCTGTATCATCCAGTGTCAGGGATATCTGATCAGCTTCAAATCCCCTGTTGTCAGTTACAGACAGCGACATTACCCTGTTTTTTAATTCCTGTGCTTCCAGTTCGTTGTTGTTCAGCGTGATGCTGAAATCAGGAAGCTTTACCAGGGTACTCGTCCTGTCATCATAGTTTTTTATGATGCGAATGATCCGATCAGCCATTGTTGTGTTCTCCCGTTATCTGTGGCGAAAATCTCATAACCGCCGTCTGGCCGGAACCCCGGCAGGTTGTATGTGATGATTCACAACCTGTATATCGTGAACTCCCCGTGTATCTGCGTAATCATCATCGTGAATTCATTCTGAAGATGATGGTGAAATGTATGAGCGAAACACGTTTTCACGGGGCGCGTGTCCGGGAAAGCACCGATCTCGTCACGGCAATTAACGATATCGACTCAAGTGTGATCGGTATTGTTGCTGTGGCAGATGATGCCGATACCGGCACGTTTCCTCTGGATAAGCCTGTTCTGCTGACCCGTGTGAATGATGTGCTGGGCAAGGCAGGCAAGGCAGGTACGCTGTATAAAGCCCTGAAGGCGATATCCGATCAGGTCAGCACAAAGGTGATTGTCGTTCGTGTGGCGGCAGAAAAGAAAGGTGACAAACAGAAGACTCAGGACCAGCTTGTTATTGGTGCGGTTGAAGCGGATGGTCGCTATACCGGTATGCAGGCGCTTCTGGTAGCAGAGCAGGATGAGGCTATCGGGTATCGTCCGCGTATTCTGGCGGCGCCTGGGCTTGACACAAAAGCCGTTACCACTGCGTTGTGCACGATTGCCGGTAAATTGCGGGCGTTTGTTTATGCAGGGTGTCCCGGCTGCAATACTGCCACAGAAGCCATGACCTGGCGTCAGGATCTTGCTTATCGGGAACTGATGCTGATCTGGCCGGATTTTATCGCCTATAACCCACAGTCAGGAAAGAATGAAAGCTTCCCGTCTGCTGCTTATGCCTGCGGTCTTCGGGCCCGTCTTGATCATGAACAGGGCTGGCACAAGTCGCTGTCTAATGAACCGGTAAAAAATGTGCTGGGTGTTTCTCATCCGGTCTACTGGTCTCTCCAGTCAGAAGACAGTGATGCCAATAACCTCAATAACAAAGAAATCACCACAATTATCAGACGTAATGGTTTTCGCTTCTGGGGAAACCGTACCACGGATACCAGCGCCTACATTTTTGAAGTCTATACACGAACCGCACAGACTCTGGCGGATACCATCGCCGAAGCGCAGTTTGAGGTTGTTGATGATCCGCTCACGCCTGCAAATGTGAAGGACGCCATCAGCGCCATTCGGGCAAAACTTAATGAACTGGTAACTGCCGGAAAACTGATTGGGGCGGAATGCTGGTATGACGTGATTGATAACAGCACAACGGATTTGCGTCAGGGAAGGGTGCGTATTCGTTATAAATACACGCCTGTGCCACCACTTGAAGATCTGACTCTGCATCAGACCTTTACGGATGAATTCTTTGGTCCTGCATTTGCTTCTCTGGGAGGTGCGTAATGGCGGTTCCGCATAAGCTGCGTTTTATGACGCTTTTCATAGACGGTAAAAACGAAATTGGTCAGGTGGTGTCTGTCACGTTACCCAAACTGACTCGCAAAACGGAGAGCTACCGTGGGGGAGGTATGCTTGGAAGTGTGGCTGTTGATCTCGGACTGGATGACAGCGCACTGGATGCGAGTTTTGTTATGGGTGGTGCAGCCGCTGACCTGGTGCGTAAGTATGCCGGACGTATTGATGAGGTCCGTCTTCGTTTTGCCGGAGAGTATTACACCGATGGCGACAGTCAGTTGATTGAGGTTGAAATGCGCGGACGCATCAGTGAAATCGATATGGGGGAAGCAAAACAGGGAGAAGATACCCAGCATACCTACAATGTGAAAAACACGTATTACAAACTGAGTTCAGATGATCGCGAACTGCTGGAGTTCGATTTGCTGAACTTCATCTACCGACAGGACGGGGAAAATATTGTTCCCGACCGCATCCGTTCCGCGCTGGGGATGGGCTGAAAGAACAGACGGCGGTAGCCATACCGCCAGGAGAATAAAACGTGAATGAAAATGCAAAACTGACGAAAACGGCAGAACTGGTCACTGACAAAGATATCGGAAGTAATGCGTCTCCGGATGTTATCAGCCTGATTACTCCGGTTGTTCGTGATACTGAAACCATTAAATCAGTGAAGATTGGGCCACTTGCCCGCCAGGCGGGTTCGCTGCGGGGGCTGTCTCTGGTGGATTTGTATGGCATGAAATTTGATGCGCTGCTGACATATCTCTCCCGTGTGACAGAGCCCCGCCTGAAAGAGAGTGAACTGAAGGCAATGGATGCAAGGGATTTTTCTGCGCTTGCGAATGCTGCCGTAAATTTTTATGTCGGTGGTGTGTCGACAAAACCGAACGGGGAGGAGACGGACGGCTGATCACCATCCTGCAGTTTGAACATATCGAGGATGTTGTCGCTGATATTGCAGTTGTTTTTAACTGGTCGCCCGCTGACCTGTTTATGATGGGGCCGGAGGATGTCATCGCCTGGCGTAAGCGGGCGGCTGACAGAAACGGATCTCCAGAAAAATGAATACACTTGATATTCGAGTTGCATTCAGTGCAGTCGATAACCTGACCCGGCCAGCCACTAGTGCCCGTGAAAGTGCAGAAGCGCTGGCCGCCTCTCTCCGCAATACGCAAAATAATCTCCGGGATCTTGAAAGACAGTCCCGCTCCTTTTCATCTGCCCGCAAACATCTCACCGAAGTAACAGACAAAATTAAGCGCGCCCAGCAGGAACTGAACGGGCTTCAGCGTCTTCAGCAGAGCGGTCGTCCGCTCACTGAAGCGCAGCAGGAATTGATTAACAAGCTGACGGCACGACTTGAACGGCTGAACGAAGTCAGAACGCAGGAGAGAAACAGACTACGGGAGGCCGGGCAAGCGCTCAGGCGACATGGTGTCACGTTGTCTGGTGGGGACAGGGCCATTGAGGCGGCAATCAGGCGAACTCAACAGTATAACGAAGAGCTCGAGCGGCAGCGTCTGGCGCTTGCGCGGGTCAGCCGGGCAAGGGATGAGTATACCCGTGCGATGGCGGTATCTGAAAAACTGCGTGGCGCTGGTACAGCAATGATGCTTGCCGGTCTTGGCGGGATGTATGCGGGCAGCCGCATGGTTGCACCGGTGATGAATGAAGAGCGCTATGGAGCAGTGATTGCTGCCCAGACCGGAGAGGGGCGTGCTGAGGCATCCGGGTATACACGTCTTGTTCGTGAACTACATCATGCCGGTATTGCTGGTGACGCTGCCCGGGCGGCTGAAGCAGTGGGAGCTGTTCGTAGTACGCTGGGGGCGCTTGGAGTTACGGGGGATACAGAGATCTCCCGTATCACCCGTCGCATGATGGATATGCAAACAGTGATGGGCGTGGATGTTCCTCAGGGGATACAGGCTGCTGCCATCATGATGAAAAACGGGCTGGCGCGAAGCAGTGATGAGGCTCTCGATCTGATGGTCTCTGCCATGCAACGCATGGGGCCGGAGATGCGTGGTGAACTTCCTGAAATTATTCATGAGTATTCAACGCATTTCAGAAATCTGGGTTTCAGCGGTGCTGAGGCGATGAGTCTGCTGGCTGATATGGCTGGTCAGGGGAAATTTGCACTGGATAAAACCGGGGATGCTGTGAAGGAGTTCAGTATTCGTGGTTCTGATATGTCGAAGTCAAGCGTCGAGGCTTATGAAAGCATAGGGCTTAATGCGGCGCAGATGTCTTCGGCTATTGCCAGTGGCGGGGTCGCCGCCCGTGATGCCATGCAGAAAACAGCAGCCGGATTACTGCGCATTCGCGATCCGGCTGAACGGGCTAATGCGGCTATTGCGTTGTTTGGTACGCCTGTTGAGGACCTGGCAGTTGATCAGATCCCAGCATTTCTGGGGGCACTTGCCCGTACTTCTGTCGTACTTGGAAACACAGAAGGCGCAGCTGAGCGAATGGGGAATACGCTGCGTGATAATCTCTCCGGTGACGTTCTGAAGCTGACGGGTTCGCTTGCCGGGTTACGGGCTGATGCTGTCAGTACGGTAACAGAAACATTGCGCGGGCTGGTACAGACGGCGACGCAGTGGACAGCCAGAATGCGGGAGTGGGTACAGAAAAATCCTGAACTGGTCAGGGGACTGCTTATGGTCGCCGGTGTTGTTGCCGGGCTGTCTGCTGCCATCGGCGGACTCCTTGTTACCGTCGGTATGGTGTTAATCCCCCTGGTAAAACTGCGTCTTGGTCTGAGTCTGATAAGAGCTCTGCCTGCGGGTATTTCCGTTGTTTCTGGTCTCTTTGGTGGTCTGGGGGGCGTAATTTCTTCCCTGGGTACTGCGGTGGGAATGCTTACAGGACCTGTCGGTCTGGTTGTGGCGGCGCTGCTGGGTGCCGGGCTTCTGATCTATAAATACTGGGATCAGCTCAGGGCGTTTGTTCTGGGGTTTATCGATGGTGCGAGAGGGGCGCTTGCACTTTTGCTTGCCACGGTGTCCCGTTTTGCACCGTTGCTGGATCTGGTTGCCGGTGCTGTATCCAAGGTATTCCTGTGGTTTAAATCGCTGTTGAGTCCTGTCGCAGCAACGCGTGACACGCTGGATAAGTGTACAGCTGCCGGAGCACGTTTTGGCAGTTCTCTGGTCAGTGCTCTGACGCTTGTGTTTTCACCGATGAAGGCGCTGATAGATGGCCTTGCCTGGGTGCTGGAGAAGCTTGGGGTGCTTCCCGGAGAGGCAGCGCGCGTGAAACAGAAACTGGATGCGGCTGGTAAAACACCTGTGGTCTGGGAATGGGACCCTGAGCAGAAAAAGATGGTTCAGAAGGCGTGGAACTGGTCGCCGAAAGGAGCAGGAGGAACACAGAGTGTCGGTGTCCTACGCTTACCTGAAATGCCAGCCGTGTTGCAGCCCTCCGCAAACAGCGGGAATGGTGGCGTTCTTGACAGGCTGAAAGGTATCGAAGGTAATACACGGGACATCGTGAGGGAAACGAAAAAGCGCACGGGACCTGGTGATATTATTTTTCGTAATCTTCCTCCGGCGCTGGTTGTTCGCGGACAATGGACAGAACCCCGACTGGCGGGCAGTACTGGTGTTTCAGGAGCCCGTATTGAAGAGCACCAGAACATTAAGGTTGCCAGTCCACCACCGCTCACTGTGCCTTCATCTGGCTCAGAACGCGGACTGTCTTCTGTGGGGTTCAGTGGGGAGATCCATGTTCATCTGCATAATGTCGTTACCCAGGATCCGCGAACTCTTGCCCGGATGATTGGCGAAGCGGTAAAAGCGGAATTGTCCGGTCAGTCCCGTAACGGGCTGCGTAGTTTCAGGGATGTGGATTAATGGATGATGGAGGGTATGAGAGATGATGATGATTTACGGTATGTTTGTTTTTCAGCTCAGTACACTGCCACATCAGCAGTTACAGCAGAGCCGGGGCTGGCGCCATGTCAGCAATGAGCGTATTAACCGTTCTGCTGGCTGGCAGTATATCGGGGCCGGAGAAGATAAAATCACGCTTTCCGGTGTGCTGTATCCCGAAATCACGGGCGGGGAGGTTTCCCTTACGGTGCTGAACACTCAGGCATATACGGGGCGCCCCTGGCCGTTGATTGACGGAGCCGGACAGATTTACGGTATGTATGTGATTACGGATATTCAGACGACCCGTGAAGAGTTTGATCGCTATGGACGGGCGAAAAAAATTACGTTTTCTGTCAGTTTCCGCCGTTGTGACGAGGATTTGCGGGAGCGTCTTCAGGCATCATCTGTGGGGGATTTGCTGAATAACCTGAAAGACGCTGCCAGTGCGGCGGGAGAACGGGTTTCCTCAATGGCTTCTGGCATTCTGTGATATCCGGCGGCAGAGCATCGTGAAGTCTGCCGCCTCATTCTGTCATGTTATTTTCCAGCCCGGAGTGAATTTCATTATTTCCCCCGCGTTATCCATTCCGGCCAGTTCTTTTTTCATTTCCCGCTGCCGGATGTGAATTTCAAGTCCTTTTTTAAACATTGCCTCTCCGACTGCTTCGCTGAGCGCTATCAGTTCGTCTGCACTCATTGGTACATCGTTATTTTCCGCATCTGTCCAGAAGAACTCTGCCGGTAACTTTCCGGCTCTGGCGGCTGTGACAGATGGCTCAAGGCGATCCTGCGTGGCTTTGCCGTAATCCCATTTGCGGCCATTGTATTCCATAATATAACCAGCGTTTTCCATTCTGTTACGCCAGTCGTTAATTTCGCTGTTTTTGATCCCGCGCGCTGCTGATAAATCTGTCACCCATTGCCCGTCACGGTATACATCTGCTGAAGTACCAGGTGGCTCGGTCGTCACGGATGATGGCAGGGGACCCGGCCCGGTTATAACCAGCTTTTCTCCGGTCTCTTCGTGGTAAACCGTTTTACCCCGGTGATCTTCCATGAGGTGCCAGACGTTTTCGTCCTCATCAAAGATAGCCACGTGTCCTTCAGGAATGTCAGGCGGGGCAATGTCCGTTGAGTGCGCAGGCAGTCCGGTATGCGGAGGGATCCAGGCATCGCCTTCGCCGATAAATTCATTTGTCCCGGCTGACAGGTTGTAGATTTTAATTGTCTGTGGGTGTTCGCTCATTTTAAAGGTCATTATGCAAGCCTCACGATGTAGTTAAATGCGATGTTTTTGACGGTGTTTTCCGCATTACCGGTGGGGTTAATGGTCAGGCCGTGACCATGTTGACCCAGTGCGAGCGTGTGGATGTGTTCGCCAATGCTTACCGAATGTGTGTGTTCCGAAACTCTGGCGATCAGGTTCGCCCCGGAGCCCGGCCCGTATGCGGTCCAGTCACCGCTGCCTT